GCTTGTTTGACTTGCGAGATAAGTGAGGCGTAAAACGCCTCACTCTTTTACATACTCGGATGAATTTTTTCATTACATCCGAATTCCACCGCGTGACATGCGGTATGTACGTTGACGTTTACCACGGCCACGGCCACGGCGGCGAAAACTTCCTCTTCTTCTTCTCATAGAAATTTAATTTAAAGTATTGAACAAATTTAAATACTCTTCCAGAAATGCGTAGACAAATTCCTTACGCTTATTACAACAGGTTGGGCAAAATCAGTCATCACACGGATAATCCTCTTTTGCCATACGACATGCGACAACGAAGGTCTTCATAGAATTTTCATTAAGAGCAATTGAACGAACTGAAGTAACTGCTGTGAACCCACTTCACCATCTGCAAGGAACCTTTTTTGAACCTCCAAAATAGCATTTTGAAACTCCTTGCCTTTAAGAATTTCAGCTTTAATAGCCTGATCAGATTCACCTAATTTAAACCGTTGATCAAGTAGCTCTAATTCCTTCTCTATCTTAGCAGCGCGTAGACCAACAGAAGCCTCTTGGTAGAATTGCTCTATACCTTGTAGCTTTAATTGACCTCTTTTTAAGTCTGCTGTAGCCAATAGGCCATCTATTATAGCTAGGAATGCAGGATCGTTAAGCAAAGGATTGCGCCTAAGTACTTGCTCCTCTACCTTTTTAATAGCAGTAACAGCGTAGGTCTGTTCTGTCTTTGCATTAGTAGCGTTAACCTGAGCACTTGTAAGAGCAGTCTGATTCAGCAGTGGGCCAAACTGAGCGAACATTGACTGAAAGTCAGGGGTTTTTACATCGGGATAGGTCAAGGGTGATGATTGATTTCCGGGTGAACCTTGACCATAGATAAGATGTGGGTTTAATCCAGCATCCTTGAAACGCGCCATCTGATTTGCGGGTGTGTTATACGCGTTCATGCGATCCATATACGCCTCATTACGATCAGCTTGATATTTTGCAAGCTCCATAGACGTATCTTTTTGCTTATTAGCACCGATAAGACCACCGACAATAGAACCGATAGGGTTCATGAAGGTGCTAATGAGATTTCCGAAGTTAGGCTTGTTCTCCGGCATGCGCTTTTCCAGCTTTATTTTGTAGTCTTCCACGGACAAATACGGCCATGTGATTTAGCATATCTGCGTCAGTCAGAATAGCATTAAGCAGAGCGATAGCCGATTGAGCATCACGGCGGATAGCCTTTTCGAGATCGAGAACACCGGGGATTGCAGCGTCAGCAATAGGTTGATCATCGATAACCTCATGAGTGTCAGCACCTTGTGCTGCTACTTTACCATTTTGTTGTTTTTTCATGACACCAAGATAAGCAATTGGTGTCACTTAGCATAGTATATCAAGTCCAACTATGCAAAAGAGCGGCGAAACGCCGCCTTATTTTTAGTTTCCTCCTTTACGGATGGTCGGAAACATTGAACTTTAACAGTTCATTTGTTTTTGACCGTCTTTGGGTAGTGTATCCACTCTACCAAATGGAGCGCTGTCCTCGTCCGGCAAATGATCGGCCATCCCGGCCTCTGTGGCCACTCGTAACATTCGTCCTACGTCCTCATTCCACTCGAACCACTGGCGGCCTCAAGATGTCCGATGTCGCCGGACTCGGGCGCGGACGGTTTTTATATTTAAAAAAAAAATTTTCATTTTTTCTTTTATTTTTTGATTTATTTACTATATAAATAAGAAGGGCAACCGTCTAACGGTTGCCCTGTTTTGCCTCCGGCGGCCCCTCGCCGGGGAGGCAGATTTAGCCATTTATGCCCTTCGGTAGCCAAAGGTGCACTGGAAGCGTCTCTACTTTTTTGACTCCGTAGGTTCGGGAGTCGGTGTGGGTTTGGGTGTGGAAGCTCTGAACTTTTCTAGATCGATACGATCTTTTTCTTCCTGAGCTTTTTTTGCTTCAGCAACTTTGAGTGTATCAGCCTGTTTTTTCTTAGCTTTTTTGATTAGCTCTGCTACGTGTTCCGCACGTTCATGCCTTTGTGTGACATCCTCACGAGCTATTTTCTCCAAGTCTCCCATATTTTCAATATAGACACCTTCATGCTCGATAGGCAGTGATTCTCTACGGGTAAACCTTTGAATGATTTCCTGAAGTGACATTGACTGACTAGGCATTACCATTGATTTGCAATCTTTAAAGGACTGTCCTTTTACGACTACTGTAGGATATAAGTGCATCATACGAATCCAAGTGTATTGGGTTGACCGAAATAAGGTAGGGCTCTAGTTACACCACATTTATTGTGAACATATAACCAGAAGTTATCACCGGCACCGTTAACTGCGAATATGCGATCCTGTGTAGAATCTTCGAAATAGTTGAAGCTGGTACCAAGAACCGGACTAGACTCGAATTCACGTGTAAGTGTCCAGAATAAGAGGGTATCATGGAAATCACCGTGATTTGTGTTTGCCTCATGTTTCCAATCCGCATAGCGGGACTGATATCCAAATAGTGGATATTCTCCCTCTTCCAAGGTTAAGTTTTCAGGAGAAGCGTATAACTCATAAGCATGCACCTCCTGCTCTCCTAGTTTAGCGAATGTAGGCCAGGGATAGTCTAAGAACGAACCTCTTTTAAACATACGGGGTAAACCCTGATGATATGAAGGTGGATTCATAATAGATGCAATTCCAATAATAAAGCCGTGTTCGGGACAGAAGTATTTGAAGCTGTTAGTGTTACCGTAAGTAACTCCGTGACCTGCCATATTAGCCAAGGGAACGACACCAGTACCGTCATCTGAGTAAGCTGTAGATACAACCTCTGAGATTTTAACAGGGATACGACCACCGCCAAGGTATTCAGGTCTTTGTAGACGTGAGTCCTGCGATTTGATACCGAAGTGAGCGAGATTAGATTCGACATAGCGTGAGCCGGCGATTTCATTGCGCTCTAACCATACTTGTAAGGCATAAGCAGAACGAAAGTCATTGATTGAGGCAGCGATACCGGGCTGTGAATTTTGAACAGCACCAAGATTTGCCCACATATCAGGGTCATTAACACCTACTGGTTCGGGTGCGTCTCCATCTTCACCTAGAACCTTAGTAATAGAACCACCACCGGGAGTAACAGTACCATCAAGATTCCACCGATCTATAGAACCGTCTGAGTGAGATACAACAGGAGCATAACCAGATAACGTATTGTCTACTGGCATAAGTACCTCTATACCTCTTTGAGGCGAAGGAAGTGCGCTTGTAAAGTAATCATGTAGATATGCGCGAGTACGAAGTGTAACAAAGTACGTAGGATTGGCCAAGGTTCCAGACTCTGCGGGTAAAGTACCAACACCTGATCCGCCGCCATAATCAGGCTCGAAATTACGATCTCGATAATACTCATACCATACACATGTGTAAGCCATATAAGGCATAAGATCTAGAAACACATTATCCCAATTCGCGAGAACAGGATCAAGCTCCTCTAAGATTGGAACACCTAAATAATCCGACAGTGAACTTTTACCAACGATATCAAAGCCTAGACCTGTAGTATTAGCACCAACGGAGAAGCGAGGTGGTATAGGAGCCGTTGCTGGGTCAATACCAACACCAAGACGACCACCAGTGATAAAGGTTTCCCACTCTTCCCAAAGTAACCGATTAGGAACGAAGAAGAAATGCACGAATAACTGAATTTGATCGTAGATAGGAGCTAACAGTGGAGCTACCCGGAGTAATATTTCACTAGAGTTGTGCCAGTTATCACCGGGTATAGCTTCTTTAATAAACACGGGTGTGAGTCTTCCCATACGGGTAGACAACCGTTTTTGGTGTGACATATCAAAATAAGACCTTTTTGGCTTATTGAGTTGCACACTACTGAAACCTTTGTATTTACTCATAATTAGATAATTAAATTGTCTTTGAAACTTTTTTTAATACGAATAGACGCTATGCGTCTCTGTTCATCCCGATAAGCGATCGGGTCACGCATTTTTACATAGGGCTTACTGCGAATCCATTCTACCTCCTTTCTGAATGCCTCTTTCGCTTCGCGAACGGCAATTCTAACTAGATCTATTTTTGAAAAGATCTTACACTTGTAATAACGGGGTAGGTGCCTTTTGACTCCATCGAGAATAGCATAATTTTTTCTGTCACTTTTGTGCCAGGCTACCATTGATTTTGTAAGATAATTTGCACCTAAACCGGGACGGCGAGACATGAGCGTAAAGGGTCTTTCACGATTCCAATTCATGCCTTTACCTCGTGCGTTACACACGTAACCCAAACAATACATTACTGAAGCCATAGTAACGAAACCTATATGCACTTGTCCAAACGGCCACGATTTTCTTACGATTTCCTCATTGATATCTCCAAACATAATAACGTGATAGTGAGGCCTGAATGTTTTTGAGCCATACTCACCAACAGCATAATAACGCATAGCCTGTCCGGCTTTACGTACACGTTTGAAGAATTTTTGAAGGTCAGATTTAACGAGCTGTGAAGTGCCATTTTTCCATTTTAGATGGGGATTTGCATAGGTCAGAGTAATAAACTTAGAGCCTATATGCTTACGCGCTTCATAGTGAAGACGTAGAGCCCAATCAGAACGTTTTTGAATAGCACAGAATGCACAACGTCCACATGGTACCGTAATATCTGACTTAGCAATATATTTAAGGGTATAACAAGCCATTAGCCTATGAGTCTAACTTTATAAGGATTTCCCTGATCTAACCAATAGTAGACCTCAGCACGCTTGTTTGACTTGCGAGAT